ATATCACCTAATACATGTTGTTCATTTTTTCTATGTTCTAAAAACCAAGAATTTCTTTTTGATGTATAATCACCAAACAACATTTTTGCAACCATCATATCTCTCTTTTTATTATAAGTTGTATAATCTTTAGTATATGAAAATTGTGGTATTATTAGAAACATATTAATCCATTGCCCCCCAAAATAAGTTTGCTCTATTGTTTTTGTATCACCATCTTCATTTTTCAAAGTTCTATTAATAACTTTGTTATGTGGAAATTCATATTTATAAGTTCTATACATTGTATCACCAGAAGTTTCTGGATTGTCACCACCTTTAATAAATGGTACTGTATCACCAGTAACATTAATATTATCATATTTAAAATTATAATTATTAAACAAATCCAATCCAGAAGTTCTAAATAAAAAACCACCAATTTTACAAATCTTTGTACTATCTGAATCATTATATATTAAATTATCATTGCTTAAATCATTAGTTAACCACCCATTACCAATATATGTTGTTGGGAAGAATTGTGAAATTGAATAATATTTACCAATACTAAAATTAAAATATTCTTTTTTCCATTTTTCACTTTCCATATAACGCTCAAAGTCTTCACCTGTTGGTTTTTTTTCATTATTTACATTTCTTAAAGAATGATTAATTTGAGGTATTTTCAATATACCCCTAGTATTATATGCTTTATCTTCACCATAATAAGTATTACCATTATGATTTTGAGTGATTGGTAATTCAATATCATTATCATTATAATCAACTAACAACATTCCAAAAAATCTACTAAATACACCTCGATTACTATCTTCACTGATTGGTGATAATTNTCCATTCTCATCTGTTATCACTCTATCTCTATTACAATTTATAATTAAAACAAAAAAACCATTATTAACATAATAATAATATTCTGTTTCAGGTAATTTTATTATATCTGTTTTTGTGTTTATTTTTCTTCTACTTAAATAATCTTCAATATTATTAAATTCATTATCAAAATCATATCTAATATCTTCCTCTTTAATATGGTTTGGATATGTATATACATTAATATTTAATTTATCAGAACCTCTTAATGTTCGAATGTCCAAATTTAATTCATTATCTTTTTCATTTGATAAATAATAAAAAGAAGTAACTCTTCTATCACCAATATCTGGTGTACCAATAACACAAGGTTCACCCATTGTTCCAATAGTTCCAAAAATAATAATATTTGATTTTATTTGCGCTCTTATATTAAAATCTTGTCTAGTGATACCAATATCAAATAATTCACTATCACCCCAAAATGGTAAAACATTAACACTTATTTCTTGTGTTTCAATATTTGGTAAATCTTCTAATCTTTTTTGCTCTTTAATATTAAACCCATCTTTAGTAAATAAATTTTCTGAATAACCCAAATTCTTAATCATTCCAATTGGTGACATTGAGTATTTACCAATATCAGTAATATCAACACTCATATGAATAGTTTGTAATCCAACAGGAACACCAAAAAACATATAATCACCACTATCATTAGTTGTTGTTGTAAATTTATAATATTTTTCATATATTTCTAATAATGTTTCATTTGTAGAAATTTCTTCTTTACTTGGAAAACTACCAAATGGTTGTCTTGGTTTATATACACCATTTTTTGTAATTGATGAAGTTCTAGGTAACAAATTATATCTTTTACCATTATTATTTTCATCTCTTGGGGTTTCATAAGGGTATATTGAATATATATCTGGTCTTGTTTTATCTTCATCAGATATTGGTATAAATACTGATAATTTTGCGTTTGGAACACCAATACCATCATTTGCTATTACTCTACCGACAACTACTCCAAAATCAGCATTAAACGAATTATATATATCCTCTTGTTTTAATTTTAAACTAAGAAATTCTAATTGTTCAATATCTTGTTCTAATTTAATTTTAAGATATTTATCTGTATTCTTAGATAAATCTATTTTTATTCTTTGTGATTTATTATTTCCCATAAAATTACACTATTTATAATTATAAATATAAGATAAAACGAAATAAATAGTTAAAAAAATAGTTTTTGCGAAAAAAAATACTATTTATAGATAAGAAAATAATATAAATTTTAATAAAAAATAGTAATATGGCAGATTTTGTATTTACATCCCCAGGTGTAAAATTTAGAGAAAAAAATTTAACTTATGTATCTAAAAATGTAGGTGTAACTACTTTGGGATTAGTTGGTGAAACTTTAAAAGGACCAGCGTTTGAGCCAATTTTTATAGAAGATATGGGTAAATTTAGACGACGATTAGGTGGTTTAAGTTATGAAAAATATTCTAATGGTACATTAAGATATCAATTACCTTATGTTGCAAATTCATATTTATCTGAATCAAGTCAATTGTGGGTTACTAGAGTACTAGGTTTATCTGGTTATGATGCTGGTAAAGCATGGGCAATCACATTATCAACAACTGGTAGTACTCAAACTTTTAAAGAGAATATGGTATTAGCAGTTATTAGATCTAAAGGTAGAACTGATTATAAAGTTGATGCTCCAAAATCAACATTCTTTTATACTGATACAATTGAAATAACAGAAAACAATACAACTGGTAGTACTGGCGATTTTTTTAATACTATGAAAATTACTATTACACCAAAAGATGATCCAAATACTGATGATAAAAATGAAAGTTTAAATAGTAAAACAATTGAATTTTCATTAAACCCAACAGCTAGAAACTTTTTACCAAACGTATTAAGTAATAATTCATATGTTTATATTGAATCTATTTATCCTGAATTATTGAAAGCTATTGATGCTGATGATAAAGGTTATAGTGTTAATTCAACATTATTAGATATTAATAGTAGTGAATTTGCAGATTATAACCAACAATATCAAACACCAAAAACACCTTGGGTTGTTTCTCAATTAAAGGGTAGTGAATTGGAAAGATTATTCAGATTTATTAGTATTTCTGATGGTAGTTCCGCTAATAAAGAAATAAAAATATCAATTCAAAATATNAACCCAATCACTAATGAATTTGATGTTATTGTTAGAGATTTTTATGATACTGATGATAATGTGATTGTTTTAGAATCTTTTTCAAGATGTACTATGAGAAAAGAATTAAATAATTATGTAGCATCTAGAATTGGTACTATTGATGGTGAATATTCATTAAAGAGTGAATATATTATGTTGGAGATGAATGAAGAAGCATCAGAAGATTCTTTCCCATGTGGTTTTGAAGGTTATGAATTTCCTGATTTTCATTCTGATAATACTAATACTACTAGTGGTATTGATGGTATTACACCAACATTATTATATAAACAATCTTATTTAGAAACTGATAATCTTAATAGAACTTATTTAGGTATATCTGAAAGAGCATACGGTACATCTAGTAGAAAATTAGATCAAAACTTTTTTAATTATTTTGGTGTTACAGTAAAAACAAAAACTAAAGGTTTTCACTTAGATAGTGGTGTTAGTGGTAATGTTTATGATGAGTTAGGTGAATTTGAAAATGGTGTAGCTCAATTAAGAACCGTATCTGATATTACAGATGAAAATAATCCATATTCAAATGTGAGAGCAAGAAAATTTACATTTGTTCCTTATGGCGGTTTTGATGGTTGGGATATTCATTCTAATGAAAGAACTCATGGTGATAATTATAGGAAAGGTGGAGTTTTTGATGGTGTTGAATTAGGTGAAACACCATATAATGATTTTCAAGCTTGGGAAAAAGCAATTCAAACTTTTGCTAATCCTGAAGATGTTACAATTAATATTTTTGCAACACCAGGTATAAATTGGAGTGATAACAATATTTTAGTTAAAAATACTTTAAATATGATTGAAAGAGAAAGAACTGATTCTCTTTATATTATTGATGCGCCTGATATTGACCCTAATAATTTTACTATTGGTGATAATGAAAGGTTGGATACTGCAATATCAAAAGAAATTGTTAATTTATTAGATGTTGCAAATATTGATAGTAATTATGCTGCAACATATTATCCTTATATTCAATTGAGAGATAATGATAATAATGTAAATATTTGGTTGCCGCCAACTGGTGAAGTTGTTAAATCAATGGCTTATACTGANAANACTAAATTNCCTTGGTTTGCACCTGCTGGTTTACAAAGAGGTGTTACATCAGCAATTAGAACTAGATTTAAACTTTCATTAGATGCAAGAGATATTTTATATGCTGGTAGAATTAATCCATTAGCAGAATTTGCAAATACTGGTACTGCAATTTTTGGACAAAAAACATTGCAAGTTGCAGAGAATGCTCTTGATAGAATTAATGTTAGAAGATTGTTGTTAGAATTAAAAGTGTTAATTTCAAATATTTCTACAAGATTATTGTTTGAACAAAATGATGATACGACAATAGATCAATTTATTGATAAAACAAAACCAATACTTCAAAGAGTACAAAGAGAAAGAGGTTTATATGATTTCAGAATTGTTATGGATGATAGTAATAATACACCTGAAAGTAGAGATAGAAATGAGTTGTATGGAGAAATTTATATCAAACCAACAGCATCTTTAGAATTTATTGGTATAGGTTTTACATTAACACCATCTGGTGCATCATTTGATGAAGTAATGTCATAATTTTTTAATTTTATTATTTTTAAAAAACCTATAATTTAATTAAATTATAGGTTTTTTTATTAAAATCAACTATTTATATATAAATAAATTAATATGGAAGAATTAGATGATTTTAATAATGAATTAGAGAGTTATGATGGAACTCCACCTGAAGCACCAATGGGTGATTTTAAAGATTCTTTTGAGGAATTAGAAAGAATGATTGATGAAAAATCAAATATAGAAAAAAAACAATCTGTTGATATGTCGTATCTTTATAAAACTAGAAATTATAGAAGGAGTGGAGAAATATCATTTAATGTGAAAACAAAATCAAACAAAATATCTAAATCACAAGAAAGAGTAAATAGAAAAATAAAATAAAAAACTATTTATATTAAAGTAAATAATTAAAAAAAAAATAAAAACATAAATAAAATGAGTGATTTATTAACTGGTATACCTATGGATTATGAACCTAAAAGAACAAATAGGTTTTTCGCAGAATTTCCAGACGAAGTAGGTATTGAAATATGGAAAGTAAGAAAATTTGATAGACCAAAGGCAGACATAAATATTGTTGAAATTCCTTGGATAAATGAAACCAACTATGTTAATGGTAAATATAAATGGAATCCAGTTACNATTGAATTTATGGATACGATTGGNCCATCTACAAGTCAGCANATTATGGAATGGTTTAGGTTGCATGCTGAAAGTTTAACTGGTAGAATGGGTTATAAAGCTGGTAGTGCTAAAAACATAATTTTAAAATCATTAGATCCTACTGGTGTTGTTGTTGAAAAATGGACTTTAGAACAATGTATTATAACAAATGTTGATTTTGGTAGTAATGATATGGCTTCTGATGAAATTCAGATAATAACTGTAACAGTACAACCTTATAGGTGTATATTAAACGTTTAAAAAAATTTATAAAAAAACCTTATATTTTTTATAAGGTTTTTTTATTTTAATTTATAACAATATTTTTTTGTAATATGCTTTCAAAGTCAATTTTTTCTAAATCAAGAATAACACCACTTGGGTCTGCTACAACACTATGATATGGATGAATATGTTGCATTATAGCATTTTTAAAAACTTCTAATATTTTTACTAAAACATCACCCCTAACAGATGGATGACCAGTTTCAAATATTTTATTTTTATATTCATTATCTAAATCATAACTTCTAAATTTTGGTTTTCCATCATGGGATAGTAATGCTATTTTATCTGATATTATAATTGTTTCAGATTTTTCATTATTATTAAAATCTATTTTTATAATTGCTGGATTTATTTTATTTTTTTTATAAATATCACCATTAACATGTTTACCAACTCTTATTTCAGTAGAATTTTCTTTTAAAATAATATCATTATTTTTTCTACCAATAATTGCAACATCTTCATCTTCAGGGAAAACATCTTTTGCATCTGGATATGTATCAATAGATTTTTGTGGTTGAGTTACACCTAAATTTGTTGTTGATAAAGCTGTAAGAATACCATCGTATTCAATATTTTGTAATTGAGATATAACGCTACCAATCCATAATCTACCCCTTTGGGGGTATTTAGTATTTTCTAAAAAAATTCTAACAATTTCACCCTTCTTTGGTAAAAGATGGAAAAATTTTGGTAATAATGGGTAAGCATCTGCTAAATTTTCATCTGAAATTAAATTATCTAATTCTGGTATTCTAACTTTAATACTACCACCTTTATATTCATCATTTACAGAAATAACTTCACCCCAATAAATAAATCTATTTAAATTAGAATTAAAATCTTTATTTTCAAATGATTTATCATATGAAATTTTTCTTTTGTTATAATATTCATTCATTATTTAATTCTATTAGTTTTTCAATTAAATCAACATATTCTTTTTCTAAAGAATCTAATTGTATTTCTTCATTTTCTATTTGTTTTTTTAATGATTCTATTTCATCAATTTTTTTTAATAATGAAGATTTTAACTCGTTAAATTTTATTTCAATTTTTTTTATTTTATTTAATATTTGATATTTACCT